ATCTGCGGCATATGCCATGCCACAAGCAATCTGAACTAACTTAGAAACTTTAACAGCTTCATTAACAGCTAATACCTCACCGCCATCAATCTCTGTTTTAAGTTTAATCATCATTTCTTTATACGCTGCTATTTGTTCTGGCGTTAATTCAACTTGACGTGTTTGATATATACATTCAGGTAAGTCAGTACAATCTTCTAATGAATATCTAATGGCCGGCTGCATTACTTCTTTAACAACTTCCGTAGCATTAGCACGAGGTACCCATGTAAATGGCCCCGCTTGTTTCATCACCTGATCTTTGAATCGGTTAAAGTATGGTGGAACACTAGTAGGAACTATTAATCTACATTGTGCCCATGCATCTGTTGGAGCGTTTGGTGTTGGTGTCCCTGTTAAGCCCCATACTTGACGTGGAACTTGCTTATTACATATAACGTTATGGCCTTTCCAATTATCTGTGCTTGCGTTACGTCCTGCTTGAGCAACTTCGTCGATAACAACTAAATCAATATCAGCTCTGTCTTTCATAGCATCAGCAATAATTTTCATGCCGTGATGATTAACTAAATATATATCTGCTGGCTGTTGTAAAAGTTTTAATCGTTTCTCACGGCTACCGTGTAGTACTGCATATTCTAAATGTGGAAAGCCTTTAAATATCTCATCAGCCCAAGTACGTTCTAAAGTAGATAGTGGGGCAGATACAAGCATGCGAGTGACCTTACCTTGCTTACGTAAATAATCAAACGCCCATAGTGTTGCCATAGTTTTACCACTACCCATACCATTTAAACAAAAGGCACGTGGGTTCATGGATAGAAACTCTACAGTTGATTTCTGCGCAGCGAACGGCTTAAACATTCCCGGCCAGTCGTAATAATATCTCACAGGAGATGGAACTAAAAAACCCATGTTACGAAGAACACGGGTCTCATCTATTCTGTGTGGCACAGCAACTAACGTTTGCCCTCTAAATTCAAATGTCTTTGCTGTTGGTATTACGGTTGTGACGCGGTTTGGATCTTTTAACTTTAATACTACGCTCTTCTTGCTCTCGATGACGAGCATGGTGTTCTCCTAATTGTCATAACCTTTCTTACCTTTGCGCCATCCGCGATTGGCTTCTTTATTTAATACGCGGGTATTATTATCAGCGCCACTGCCCCCTTTACGTAGCGGAACTTTATGGTCTACTTCTTTATCATCACCTACTTTTACTTTACCTGCTGCAATTGCATGTCGTCGTGCTCTATTTCTATCTACTCTCTTTTCTACATTCTCAGGCTTTTTTTGATACTCAGCCATATATTCTAATTTCTTTTTAGGTGTTGTTGCCATACATTATCCTTTCTTTTCTACTTCTTTGATTAGGTGACTAAGATACCACTGAGCTTTCTTTAAATCTTCTATACCATTCTTAAACTTCCAACGCCATAAATATTTAATTACATTAGCTGTTGACACAGCTTCAATCCCTTGTAGTTGTTTAGTAGCCTCTGCAATAGCATCTATGCACTCGATGTTACCTTGTGTGTAGTGCGCTGGATGGTTGACATTATCTTTAGCTCCCTTATAACTATTAAGAATTGTTTTCATTCTTGACATGTTATCTCCTTTAACCACATCTCTAATAATATTGTTCCCGTATCTTCATTAACTACAAACGTAGTACCGCCTGCAGATTGTATATCTGCAATTGTTGATTCTTGTCTAGGTGTCGGCTGTTTGTTACCAGCTTTTGTTTCTATAGCAAAATACGTACCACGGATACAACATATAAAGTCTAATGACGGTGACCCCATACCATTCTGAACAGGACAGTGCCAATACGCTTTATACTTCTTTAATACTTCACGAACTTTAGCTTTTACTTTACCTTCGGGTGTTGCCACTATTTACCCCAAAATTCACACGATCTAACTGGACACCAACTTTTACAAAGGCCGCTTGGTTTAGCAGGCCAGCTATTTTTAATAAACGCTTGTTCTAATCTTGATACCCTTGGCATGATTTCCTGCCATATAGGTGCTTCATGTTCCTCACGGATAAAAACTTCTTTATCTGTCTTATTATCTTTTAACCATACAAATGCTGTTGTAATCTTTTTAACCCATGGAAACTTAGCAAATGCAAATGCTGCGAATAACTTCATCTGATCGTTGTCAGGTTTTCTTTTACCTGTTTTCCAATCTAATAACACGGCGTTCTTTTCATTAACAACACCAATGTCGACGATGCCACGGCACCATGCGTTCTTATCAAACCATCCTGTAGCTTTTAAATTCTTATCTAATGCTATCTGTTCCTCAACCAAACGCTGTCCATCTTTTGACATGATGTTCTGAATGATTGGCTCACAGTGTGATAAATAGTCAGGTAAAGGCTTATTAAGTTTGGCGCGTTCTTCTAAAGACTTGTGTACCTTTTGTCCCCAGAGAGCAGCTTCGCCCGGTGGGTCAGGAGTATCTTTAGCAATTCTAATATGGTAGTACTTTTTAGGACACGTCTCAAATGCAGTTAATGAAGTATGGCTCCATGCAGGAGTCTTTACTGTTGACATTTAATTCTCCACCTTTGTAAGTATCCTGTAGTATATATACATGTGTTACCTTTGTCAAATCAACTATTTAGCGTCACCATATGTATCACCAATGTCACCGGCTGACCAAGTTATTAACTCAGGCCACCAAGTAGGAGGCGTTCTCATATGGGACTGCACTGTCGCTAACATAGCATCTGCATCCATGTCGGCTACTATATAAATCAATTCATCGTGAACTGTAAGAACAGGTCTGTATCCAGTAGCTTTTCTAATAGCGATCATATTGTCTGCGATAACTTCACGTGCTAAGTGTTGCACAATGTTCTCATCAATCTTACCAGCATAGATACGAGCCTTATGTCTGCCCTCACCGTATACCCATTCCATTCTATTATCGTCACCTAACTCTTGCCTTAGATTAGGATACCTAATCATACCTTGCGGTGTAATGATACCTTCTCTAACTGTATGACATAAACCCCATGGGTCAATAGATTCTTTATATCCTGAGTCGATAGCTTCTAATGATGCATGACATGTCTTCCATCCCATAGAGATTTCTGAATATGCCTCACGCCATTTAGTCACAACGTCTTTAGCATCCATCTCAGATAACTCAACACCGCCCATCATCTTAGCAACGGTCTTAAATGTAGTAGCACCGGCACCGAAACCTAACCCTAAGTGAGCAATCTTACCAATCTGTCTTTGTTCTTTATTAACTTCTGACGGATCTATATGGTAGAGAGTTGCTGCGAACTCCTTGTATAAGTCGGCTTTTTCTGGATCTGCTTGAAACAATGCCATCGATGAAGGCACTTTCCATAAGAAGTGATTGACTCGTAATTCGATACCACTTAAGTCAGCGACCACAACTTTAAATCCTTTAGGTGCTTTCAGTGAATAGCGTAACGCATCACTAGGCTTATGTTCTTTACCAACTCGTGGTAAGTTTTGCTGATTAAGATTACCACCGCCACCCCATCGGCCTGTTGTATCTGCGCCGTAGTAGTTTAAGAATACAGGTAACCTATCACCCACCATACAATTTAAGAACTGTTGTATACGAGATTCCAATATGGTGCTCTTGACGCCTAATCGAGCTTGAGCCGCGGCTGATACCATTGGATCTGAATGCGTCTGTAATTCAATGAACGCTTGGTCTGTCTTAGCTAATGCAGGAGTTTGTTTATCAGGATTACTTGGTGAAGGCTTCATAGGCACTGGCACACCGAATGCTTTTAGTATCTCACCAAACTTACTGGCTGACGCTAAATGTTTTCTAGCTTCTTCAGCAGCTTCCTCATCGGACATACCTATTTTATATACGCCAATCATTGTAGCGATGTCGAGTAGAAGTAATTGTTTTCTTTCTTTCTCTTCTTCTAATGTTCTTTGTAATAACTCTGTATTTAATTCAAACGCGGGCTCGGTTAACATACGCACGGTCATGTCTACTAATTCTAATTCACGTGGTGGTGTTATCTTAGCTAGGATTTTAAATAACTTATAGCATAACTCTACGTCTTCTTTATTATACTCACGCATAGCCTCAATTTCATCGGGCGTGAACTGATCTAATGTCTTACCCTTTGTATTGATGAGTGCCGTTGAATCCTTGACACCTATGCGGTAGTGCTCTGAAAGTTTTGCGAGTGATGTGCCACATGTCTTTGCGTGTAGTGGCCTTGCCATAGCTTGTGTGCATGCCCATAGCTTAGGTTTAATACCATATCGATAAGACATAATCATGCCATCAAAGCCGGACATGTTATGGCCTAATGCAATTGAATCATTCCAATCTATTTGTTTAAGTGCTGATTCAATATCACTACCGAAATATACTTGTGTGGGATCGTTGTTAATTTTTATTGCTAAACTGATGATCTCGGTCTTAGGGTGCATTACATATTCTATTGGACTTAACCTAGTTAATGTATGACCGACATCCCAAAAAGACTCGAAGTCTAAGGTGACTACTTGCATTGTTCTCCTCCGAACTAATTATGTTTTACGTCTTGATCCCTGCATTCTGAACTGCACCAACGTCGTGTATCTGATACTGCTTCTCCACAATACCAGCACTTGCCACTCTTATTTGTTGGCACTACTTTATTGCTTGCTTCTTTAATTTTAGTTTGAACTACTAAATCAGCAAGGTCATTTGCTATATCTACATCATCCATCAGAATATGGCCTCGCCAACCTTATTAAACAAGTCTGTGAATATATCACGTTTTGCGTGTTCTACAATAGTAAAACCTTCTTTATTTTGAATGAACCATTTAGCTTCACGTCTTGACAGAAAGGTTCTAATCGAATCTCCCATATCATCATGCACCACAAATCGTCTGTCGTTCATGTTATACCTTTACTTTATAGGTTCTGACTTTACCGCCTGATTTAGAATCTCTTTTAATTGCAGCTTTAATTGCATCAATAGCAGAAGCCCCCATATCCATTGCAGCTAAGGCATAAGAACTTCCACTACCAATTGCGTAATGTTTGTTTTTTTCTATGACGTGTTTCCAAAAGCCTGTCTCTTCATCAATAGAGGCTAACCATAATGCACCATCTGTATCGTAGATTAATCCACCATTGAGGTTACCTTTAGCATGTTCTTCTTTTCCAAAGAAACAATGTATAAAGTTTTCATCGTCAGGCACTGTGCCACAGGTTACAAACACTACCCCCTGAACTATTTTTAACTTATTAAAGTCATCATCTAATATTTCATCGCCACTGACTACACGACTATCGAATGCAATTATACCGTCTTTATATACAATCGTAGTCATGGATACCTCCTAGAAATAATCGTAAGGCTTTGATTTACTTGAAGATTTATGTTTAACATATAATACCAACCCTATAGCACTAGCAAACCCGAGCGCGAAAGCACTAAAATAGCACACTATATACTCAATCACAACACCCATTATTTTCTCCCTTTAGTTAACTCTAATTGATCGCTATCAACTTCTGTTACCTTATCGTCAGGTAGTCTTACTTTAATCGTAGTAGGGAAATGGCCTAAACCTATTACTTCAACGACGCATGCGCCGTTTACCCACCATACCCATTTAGGCATAATAACTCCTTTAGTCATCTGTTCCTTAAAAGTTTAGTTTTATTTGATGTGGTTCAAATTCAACCTCCATGTCCATATTAAACCACGCTTGGATTGTATCTTCAATAGCATAGTAAAGGCTTTCACCTTTTTCTGTATTACGTGTGCCTTCTGAATTATCAGGGTCATCTACTACGCATTCATCTACAATGTTTAGTTTGGTAACAACTTCCCAATATAAAGTATCAGCTAACTCCCATACATCTTCTTGAATAATTACTTTTGCCATAACTATCTCCTAAAATAAGTTTACTGAATCGTCTAGTCTATATCTATCTTCTTTAAGATCGCCTTTCTCATCTGTTACAAAGTATAACGTTGCATGTTGCTGACGTAAGACATCATCCCAATAGAAGTTAATATCTGTGTGCTTATCATATCCATACCAATGATCGAATATATAAAATACATCTTCTCTATCTTCTAAGTAACCTGTCAAATATCCTTTAGCCCATGCACGTGCTTTCTCGATAAACTGTTCTTCACGCTCAACCTTTTCTCTCCATGCTTGTTGTAACATATCCTCATCTTTATATCCCATGTTAATCCTCCTTTAAAAATGATAATGGATTTTTCTTATGCATCTGTAAAATGTCACGCCATCTGTGAAATATAAGCATACGTGTTCTGTCAGGATCGAAATCAAATATCTCGCATATCCATACGAATGACGCAGGTTTATTTTCTTTTGACTCTATCCAGTGATATGCACGTCGTGCCTCTAATACTGCATTACCTACATCGCGTCCTGTTTTAGGTCGTTTGCCGTTAGTGGCTTTAATACCCATTGCATAATCTTTTGCATGTAATAATAACTTAGCCGCCCACAACCTACGTATTGCATTTAAATCATCTTCAGATCCACTAGACATTAAGCCCTCCGCTTGAATATAATACTTCGCCGTGATACCAAGCCGGTATCACATAAGACATCTCAGGTTTCTTTCTTATAATCTTTTCTGCTAGATCAATAAGTTCATCTTCAAATCTATCCTCTGCCTCAAAGATATAACTTAATCT